GACGCCTAAGATATCAAATGTTCTTGGAAGTGATTTTTCAATAGATACAAATGCAGTATTACCAATTATTAAATCAAGTGGAATTTCATAGGAGATAGTTATGGCAGATTTTGTATCATCCGCAGGAGTAGTTCTGCCTGTTGCAACAGTTACTCCAAACCTTGCTGATATCAATGTTCCTGATCCGCCTATCATTATTGGTGGTACGCGTACTTTAGTTGAAACAAAATTAACTTCGACCATGCAACTGGCCGACGACATGATGGTGAGACTGGTAGGACTTGATGGAGCAAGCGGTTATCTCGGAACTCTTAACTCATTAATTACAACTTATTCTGAACCAGTTCTTGATCCTCTTTCTGTTACTCTGACAACAACTGCTGTAACTATTCCAGAGCGTCCATTGCCAACTGGGCTTGCTTCATTGATTACTGACTTTGGTACATTTTCTGAAGTAGCTCCTACAATGGCAGCGATGCCATCTATAGATACAACTCTGTTGACTCCAGGCACTGCTCCGGTAGTTCCTGATGCAAGTGTCACATGGTCTGAGACTGCGCTCGTTACGTCTGTTTATACACCATTGTTAGCGAAGATCCTTGCAACAATGGCTGATGATTCAACCGGCCTTGATCCATTGGTAGAACAGGCGATTTATGATCGTGCCATTGCTCGGAACCTGACTACTAATAGTAAGATGTACAATGAGGTTGAGAGCTATTTCTCAGTTCGTGGATGGGATGAGCCACAAGGAGCACTTGAAGGAAAGCTTCTTGAGGCATCTGCAGAAATTGCTAGAAACGAAACAGATGTTACTGAAAAGGTAATGATCGAACGAGCTGATTTGGCTCAGAAAAATGCTCATTTTATTCTTCAGCAAGCAACTGAGTTAGAAAAGTTGATTAGGGCTACTCGGGATGGTGAGTCACAACGAGCACTTGATTATTCTAAGATTTCAGCAGAAATTGTTATTCAGTTATATTCAGAAAGTGTCAAAGGTTATGTCGCTACTCTTGAGGCTAAGAAGGCTTATATTCAGGCACAAGTCGAAGTTCTGCGTGGAGTAATTGAGAGTAACAAGGGCCTGCTTGATGTGTATAAGGCACAATCTGAAGTATTCAAGATTGGTGTTGAAGCTAAGGCTAGTATTAACGATGCAATTATTAAAGGCTTTGAAGCAGAGATTACTGGCTACGAGGCGGAAACCAAAGCACTTACTGCAAGTCAGATGGCTTTAGTTGAAGATAACAAAGCAAAGATCGAAAAAGCTGATCTTGAATTACGCCTGATGATTGCTCAAATTGATGCTGCAATTCGAGCATATATAGGCGAGTCTTCTCTGAAGGAAAAAGTCAGCAATGATCTGGCTCAAATTGCTGCACAGTCTGTAGCTTCTGCATTGAATGCAGTTAATGTTTCTGCCTCAGTCGGTGCTACTGAAAATGAAAGCAGGTCTGAAGATTATAACAAAAGTGAATCAATTACTGAACAACATAGTTTCCATTCCAGCATCTCTGAATCACATGATTATACTCATGATCCAACAGCATGACAATTCCTATTAAGATAACATATACCGGGGATATTTTTACTGGTAAGAATTTTGCTAAGCAAGCTAGAGTTCAAGTTGGCATGCTGAAGGATGATATGGCTCGACTTGGACTTAAGCAAGGTAGACGCTTTGTTCCTGTTGCTCCAGGTGTAACTATTGAAGCACGATCGGTCTTTGGCTTTGATGAAGCAAGAGTGCATGTTACACCATTAGTTATGAAGAAACTTGGCAAACACCTACCTGTCGAAGAGAGGTATGAATGGTACTGGTATGCTTTAGCAGTTTCTACAGATACTATACAGACTCTCATCTCAGGTGGTGGATTATCAGATATTGATGTTGATACAATGGGCAATGTCATTGTAGTTGGTTACACTCGCACAAGAGATTATGCAGATGCTTCGTCAGAATTATCAAATGAGGCATATACACAATATTATGATAATGATGGAAGGTTTTTGCGTCGAAGAGTACTGGTCGGTGGTGTGTTGAGTGGAGTAAATCGGAATGAATCTGGTACTGGAGTTGCAATTGATCCTACTGTTCCGACTGAACTTGATACTGATTATGGTGGAATTTATGTCACAGCAGATATTTACAAACTCCGGGATGATAATTGTTACGACATGAGTTTGATCAAGTATGCTTCAGATGGCGTAACGATTAAGTGGAAGAAACGATTTTCTCTTGGTGCTACTGGCATTGATGATTTATTCAGTTGGGGTGTTGATGCTGATGCTGCTGGTAATTCAGTAGTGATTGGCAGACATGATGCCTATGATGAAAGTTATGTTTTAATTTATAATGCTGCTTATGTTGCTTCCTTGCAATATGATGGAACACTAGGTTGGACTCTGCAACTTGGTGATTGTTTGCTTGATGCGTTTGGTGAGCCTACTGTACAGAACATGGTTAATCCATATGATGTTGCTGTCAAGTCTACAGGAGACATTGTTATAGGTGGAAGCATTCAAGAGCCTACAACTAGTTCTATTCATCCTATGGGTTTATTGACTAAACTTAATAGTAGTGGAATTGTTCAGTGGCATCGAGTTCTTGAAGGCAGGTTTAAGCAAGCGAATGGGCTTTATGGCTGGTATGGTATTGGCACCAGCATGAGTGGCCTAAGTATCAGAGGATGTGATATTGACAGTAATGGAGATATTTACTGTGTTTCAATGACAAAGATTGAGATTGCTACTGATAGTGGTTGGTGGCATTTTCATCTTACTAAGGTATCATCTGCTGGTGCATTGCAGTGGCAAAGGTTTGCAGAAGTCCAATATTATGATGATGCTGATGCTATTCTTTGTGTTACTCAGATTGATGTTGCTTTCGATGGAGTGTATATTATTTTCCCTAGTTTTCCTACTGGAACTGCTGGATGGGGAGCATATATAATTAAATTTCAGAAATCTGACTCTATCAATCCATTAGCATCACAAGCAGGAGATGTTCTTTGGCAACGTCATATGGCCCTTGAGCTTACACAGGCACAGGTTGCAGGAAATACAGGAGTTATTCCTAGAGCAATTAGAGCAGTAAGTTCTGATATTTATTTTGCAGGTTCGATTATTGCTGACAAGTCACCCTTTACAGCGAAGCTTCCTGGTAGCGGAGGATTTCTTGGTAATCACATGGGGTTAGTATTTACCAATCCTGCTTTGACAATCTATGATGATCAAGCGAATATCCCCGTACATCAAGATCCTGGTGAAGGTACAGGAACACCAGGTTATGAGTTTACTTGGCACGATGATGTTACAGTTAATACAACTACTGGTTCAGCAACTATTTCAACACCAAGTGAAGGAGATTATGATTCACCACTTTGGACGCAGACAAATAAGATTATTAAGAAAACAATTTATACTCAAGGAGAATGAGAATGCTTAATGATTTTCAATCAGTATCTGAAGAAGAAAAGAAAAAAAGAAAGTTGGCTCTTCTTCCTACTACAGATGAAGCCTTTACAGGTGAAGCCTGGAATACTCCTGCACCTATAAAAAAACAAGCACCAATGAGTCCAGGTGACCCGATGAATGAATCATTCTATGGTGGAAGTAATCCGTTAAGAAATATTAATTCTCGTCCAGATAGAGTTGGGCAAGGAACTAGAGTAATTGAAAGAAATATGTTACCATCAGTAAGTACTGAAAGTCCTAAGATTAATGAAACTTCTAATGTCCAAAGAGATGCAGAGTTAGGTAAAATGACAGCCTCCATTAATGGGAATACAACCACTTACGATATTGGTGGAAATACTCTCTCATTTGAAGGAAATAAAGCTAATCAAACTAGAACTAATTTAGAAAGAATAAATCCAAACGGTACTCAACGAGTTGGTAATATGGATGTATCATTTGATTCCAGTGTGTCTCCTGAAGCACGGAAAAGATTCTTGGAAAATCCTGTAGCACCAACTGGACAGATGGCTCAGTATGATAAATATATGAACACTCCGCGAGGACAGAATTTCGGTGTTACTAAGATAGACAATTCTCCTGCACCACCGATGGGTTGGAGAGAAAGAAAGGATATGAATCTACAAATCTTAGCTAATCAACAATCAAGAGAGAATAATTTAGTTAATCTTGAAGAACAAAGACAACGAGCTGCTATAGATAAAGATAAAAATCGGATAGATGAGCAAGGAGTTATTGCAGAAAATAAATTACGTGATATTCAAGGCCAGGTAGCACAAAATCCTCCGCCTAAAGAAACTGAATTAAAGCCTCTAGTAGTAAAAGAATATGATTCGTTAGGTAATGTTATTGGTGAGAGGATTAAACTTCCTGGTCCTGATGGTACATATGGAGAATCAAATCAAACAACAGTTACAACTCCAAAGCCAGCTACTACAGAAAAGCTATTAAAAATGCGCGCTTCTAAAGATCCTAATTTTGCTGCTGCTGAAGCTGAATACAAGATGAGATTTGGAAACCTTCCGTATTAATAAATTAAACTATAGGGATATAAAAATGGCTGGATTTTTTGATGATACAGAAGAAACTACTTCGCCAGTAGTAAAAAGTTTTTTTGATGATACAGAAGAAACTAATGCTCCTGCTCCAACTGATTCTGACTTTATACCTGGAGTACAGCGAGGCCTTCAAAATCTTCAAGCATCTGCATATGGTGCCACAGCTTTAGCTGGCTCTGGATTGAAAAAGCTCGGAATTGAATCCGCCGGCCAGGGTTTGCAAGACTTTGGTATGGAAGGCTACAATAGAAATATTGAAGAAGCTAAACAGTATCCTAAGAAGCATTCTTTTAAAGATGTATATACTGGTGAAGCAGGAATCGGTGGTGCTATTGACTGGGCACAAGGAACCTTAGGTGAACTTGTTCCAAGTATGGCTGAAGCAGCAGTTGGTGTGATTGCTGGATCTGCTATTGCTCCTGGTGCAGGTACTGTTGCCGGAGGTTTGGCAGGCAGAACTTTGCTTAAGAAAGGAATTGATGAAGCTGTCAAGCAGTCAGTTAAACGTGGAATTGGAGATTTAACAGAAGCTCAGGTAAGAAAACAACTTACTGGCCAGGCCCTAAAGAAGTTTGGTGGTAAGGTTGGTATTGCCGGATCAGTTATGCCCCTTGAATCTGGTGGAATGTACGCAGAGTTATTGCAAAATAAAGGCATTGATGCTCCTGAGACTGCCTTGCTCTTTGGTGCTTTGGCAACCTCACTAGAGTTTGCTGGTGGTAATAGTAAGCTGGTAGATACTTTTGTTGATGCCCTGAGCAAGGGGTCTACTGGAACTATTAAGAAGTCTGCAAAGGAATTGCTTACAAATATTCCTCAAGAAGCCCTGCAGGAAGGTGGACAGGAGCTGCTTAGTGTTCTTAATACTGTAGCGAACACAGATGAAAAACTTTTGACTGCTGATAATGTTGAACGAATTATTGAAAGTATGGCTGCAGGTGCTGTCGGTGGTGGGGCTGGTGCAGCAGTTAATGCTGGATTTTCTGCACAAGCAAAAGATCCTGGACCTGGAAAGACTGATACAGAGATTGAGCTTGACAGGCGAGCAGCAAATATTCTTAATCTGAAAGAAGACGAACTTGGTAAGAGTATTCAAGGGTTAAATGAAACTCTCAAGTTGAATAAAGAAATTCTTGATGATCCTTATAAACTTGATCAGAAGGCCAGAGAGTTAAATGTTGATCCGGCTGAATTAATTAGAAAGACTGTTGATGAAAATAAAAATAATCAGAGTCTTCTAGATCGGATTAATTCTGGAATTCAGAAGAAAGAAGAACTGACTAAGAAAGAATATGAAGCACTTTCTCCTGAAGAGAAACAAGTAAAAGAAATTGAAAATAAGTTATCTGAGAAGAGAATTGCTGATGCTCAGAAAATTAATGATGATCTTGATACAATTAATAAGAGAGAAGAAATAGCTCTTAAGCAATATAAGGATGAAGCTGATCCTGATAAGAAGGCATCAATTGCCGATAGGATTTTTAATCTGAAGAAGGAAAAGAATAATCTTCTTGACAGACAGCTGCAACAGAAAACTAAGCAGACTTTTGAGTTCAGTGATGTGAAAAAAGCTGATGAAATTCGTCAGGAAAAGGAAAACTTCTACAACCAGCTTTGGCTAGGTACAGTTAATAAAGATGCAACTGAGTCTGCACAAGTCTTTGGTGAAAAATCTACTGAACAGCAAGATATCCTAGATAGGCTTTCAACTCAGATTGCAAATACGCAAAGTCAGCAAAAGAAACAAGAGTTGCAGAAAGTTTATGATGGATTGTTTCAGACTTTTGAACGTGACGCAAGTGAGTCTGCAGAAACTATTGCTAACGCAGACTTGAGTCAGTTTGATCAACTTGTTAAAGCTAAAGATCAGGAACGTCTGAACAGTGTTCTTGAATCTATAGTGGTTGAACCTGATCCTCAAGCCAGGCAAACATTGTATGAGAAGATGTTCATGCAGCCTGGTGTTAAAGATGCTGCTGCTTCTGCTGAAGTCTTTGCTGCTCAAGGTGAAGACGCTGATACTCAGTTTAGAAAGCAAGAACTTCAAAAGGTAATGTCTTCGATTACTCAAGAGAGTGATCCGGCCGTAAGGCAGAAACTTTATAATCAAATGTTTCTTCAGCCTGGAGTTAAGAATGCTCAGGAATCTGCTGAAGTATTTTTAACGCAACACTTTACTGAACGTGAAAAAGGTATTATAGAAGACTATTGGCAAGGTGTTAAAAGAGAATTAAATCTTCGTAATGAGCAAATGACTCCTGGTACAGAAGCTGCCATGAGGAAGAAGTTCTTTGAGACACAACTTACTGAAATTGAAAAGGATGTTCAGCAAGATGCTAAGACACAAAGTGAAGCAAAACAAAATGTTGTTCCGTCTTTAGCTGAACAGAATAAACGTCAGGTAAGGTTTCGTCAAATTGCTGAAAGTCTTGGAGATTTTCCTGCACCAAATGCACAAGCAGTTCAAACAGAAATTCCTAGGAACTTGCCCGGAGGGTTGCCGAGTGGGTTCACTAATGAACAGCAAGTAGCAGGTGCTCCACAGTTTCAGGTAGGTGAAGAGCAAGAAGCTTTAAATAATCAATCACAGCAATTTGATTTTTCAGGTGAAGGAATAAAAGAGCCTGTTAAAATAGGTAATACAAGAATATCTTATGGAGTTAAACCTGATGGTACTGTTGAACTTTATAGCATTAGAACAGCTCAGGTAAATAGACGTAAAGGTTCAGCAGATAAAGCATTAACTGAATTTCTGAAAGCAGTCGATTCAAGTGCGAAGAATGTAGAATTGATAGCGTCACCATTAGATAAAAAAACAGGTACTCGAGGATTAATTAATTGGTATTCTAAGTACGGGTTTATTGTAAAGGGAAGAGCTAATGTAGCTGGAGACCCTTATATGATTCGAAACCCACAGTTTCAAACGACTGAAAATCAAGAAGCCTTAAACAAAGTTAATCTTGAAGACATTAAGAAGACCTTTCCAAATCAAACAGTTACTCAACATGAAAATGGTTCAGTATCTGTACAGTTCAAGAATGGACAAGGCTTAACAATTAATAGCATCCAAGGTGCTGGCCAAGGTCTTGTTAAGTTAGCAATTGAAACTGGTCAGATGTCAAAGAATGGAAAAATCCTTGGCATCACAGTAGGGAATGAGATTCTTCTTGATGAGAACTTTGCAGACAATAAGACTCTTTGGCATGAGAACAAGCATGTCCTTGACAACTTGGGTTTGATTACAGAAGCAGATGATAGTGCTTTGAATAAGGAGTTTAATAAACTTCGTAAAGCAGGTAAGCTTGATTTTGCTCTCAGTACTCATAAAGATCCAAAGCAGCGAATGGTTGAGAATCGTGCGAACATGTTCGCTCAGATTATGGTTAATCGAGCTGAATATCACAACACTGCTTTTGGCAAAGTGATTCAGCGAGTAATGGACTTCTTCCAGCAACTGTTAAGCTTTGGTAAGCAAACAGTCTCAGGGTTAGCTCGTGAGGTAGAAAGTGGAAAGATTTATGAGCGTCAAGTTAATTGGCAAACTGTCCAAGTTACTGTTCCTCAGGCTGAGGAAGTAGCAAGTAAGTGGTACTCCGCACTTGAGAATGCTGTTGCTGGCTTTAATCAGAAGCAAGCAACACCTGATCAATGGAAAGGAATGATTAAGAACTTCCCAGGACTTAAGCAGGATGAACTTGATTGGGTTGGTGTGAATGATTGGCTTGATAAGCAGGAAGGAAAAGTCAGTCAGGCAGATTTGTTGAAGTTTGTTCAAGAGAATAATGTGCAGTTTGAAGAAGTAGTTAATGATGAAGAAAGTTCTACTATTCCTAATTTTAATAACTTATCTGATGATCAAGTACGCAATGCTTATATGAGTATGACTGGACAATCAGAAGATGAGGTTAGATTTATTGCTATAGGTGATATGATAGATGAATTAGAATTTGAGGGAAGTACTTCTGATTCATATAATGGAACTAGATATAGTCAATATCAACTTCCAGGAGGAAAGAATTACAAAGAACTTTTATTAACTTTACCTGAGAAGCAAACTTCTCTTGAACAAGATTTTCACGCTGCTGAAGCAATGTTTGGTAAATCTTTTACAGAAATATCTAAAGAAGAATTTGAACAGTTTCGAGAAGACAGACTACGAAAAAAACATAAAGCAGAATATCAATCAGATCACTGGGACGAACCAAACATCTTAGCCCACATCAGGTTTAATGAACGAACTGATGCAGATGGAAATAAAGTTCTTTTTCTTGAAGAGATTCAAAGTGACTGGCATCAAGAAGGGAAGAAGAAAGGTTATAAAGAGAATCTTACTCCTAAACGTATTGAAGAACTTGAGCAAAAACATCATGATCTTCAGATGGAATCTTTGACCATGCCTGAAGGAGAAGAATTTAATAAGAATTATGATGAAAGAGTACGTATTCAAAATATACTTGATGGCAGTAATGAAATTCCCAATGCACCATTCAAGAACTCTACTCAATGGTCCCTGCTTGCCATGAAGCGAATGGTCAGATATGCTGCTGAGAATGGTTTTGATAAAATTGCATGGACGACTGGACAGCAGCAATTTGATAGATATGCTCAGGGTACTGAAGAAGAACAAGCTAAAAGACTTCATGGTATGCAGGAGTTTTATGATAAGATTCTCCCGAATACTTTTAATGCAGAGTTTAATAAGAACAAGTGGGGGAATGCAAGAGTTGAACAAATTGAAATGCCTTATGGAGAAGTTAATCCAATAACTGAAGACAGCAGTTCTATATTTGTCAAGGCTATTCCAATTACGAACCGAATGAAATCTAAGGCACTCCGTGAAGGTATGCCTATGTTCGAGGTTCGTGAAGCCCCAACGCAGAAGATTAGCGATGATGTTTACCATCAAATGTTTACCGAACGAAATAGCTTGGTTCGTACAATCGGCCAGACGCTTCGTATGCGCGGGCATGAAATTAAGCAGCTCATCGACAAAGGATTGGGGTCTATTTCAACGCGGCTTAAGAATGTAGATCCTATGCTTCGCGCAGAAATTAGAAACCTCGACTTTAGGACTGCACAAAAGATTGTAACCGCCTTACGGATTGCACATCCATTGCTGGAGAAGACTAAGCAAATGAGTCCACAAGACAAATTTGTTTGGGATGCAGCTAGGAGGAACTCAGACGAAGGAAAGATAAAAGAGATTGCAGCAAAGTACAACATGACTGCTGATCAAGAAAAGCTGCGATCAGTCCTAGATCAGATTAGGCAGGATGCAATTGATGTTGGTTATGACGTAGGTTTTATTGAAGAATACTGGCCTCGCATAATTAAAGATCAGGAAGGATTCTTGCAAGCAACAAAAGGAATTTCTCAACGACCAGTTATTACTGATGCAATCAAAGTTTATGCAGACAAACTGGGGATGACCGTGGAGAAGTTTGAACTTGAATATCCTGAACAGGCAGCAGATATTGCAAGCAACACAATTCTGGGAAGGAACCTTGGAATTGGTGGCCCAGGCAACATTCAAGCCAGGCAATATGAAACTGTTCCACCAGAGTTAAATAAGTTCTACATGGATAGTGATGCAGCATTGATGCAATACATCTATAGTATGACTAAGAAAATAGAAGCAAGACGTTTCTTTGGTAAGGTTCCAGAAAGAATAGCAACCCTAAAAGCTGAGAAGAAACGAAAGCAGGGAATGCTCTCAGAGTATGAAAAAGCTAATAATGCTACACGCATAGAAGATGTTTCTGGCGACCTATTGCGGATTGAACAAGAATTGGATAAATATAAACTGCAAAGAGATTACACTGAGAATATTGGCACGTATATTAATGACTTGCGAATGTCTGGGCGAATCCAAGCAGATGATGAAAAAGTAGTTAGAGATATTCTTGATGCAAGGTTTCACGAACATGGAGCTACAGGAATAGTTAATGCTTATAAAAATATGTCATACATCGACGTAATGGGTTCGCCAATATCTGCGCTAACTCAGATAGGTGATCTTGCCTGGGCGATGTATGTAGGCAAAGTATGGACACCTCGTGGCCTAGCTGATACAATTAAGAATGTAGGTAAGGCCATAACTAAGAAGTCTGAAATAACTAAGGAAGACCTTGGAATTGAGAGGATAGCCCAGGAGTTTGCAGACGGCACAACACTAGGCAATGCAGTAAGTTGGGTATTTAAAAAAGTGCAGCTTGAAAGAATTGATTCTATCGGCAAAGAGACTTTAATCAACAATGCATTTAGCAACTACAAAGCTATGGCCAGCACAGAGGCAGGCAGGCAAACATTGTTGAAGCAAATCAAACCGATATTTGGCACACAGTCTGAGAGTGTAATAAATGATTTGCTTGCAGGGAATCCAACAGACAATGTGAAGATGTTGTTGTATCACCGCTTGCTTGATTTCCAACCTGTAGCGCTTTCTGAAATGTCAGAACAGTATCTCAAGAGTGGAAATGGCCGAGTGTTTTATATGCTCAAGACATACACACTCAAGCAATTTGATGTTTTCAGAAATGAAGCTTGGCACAAAATTAAGACTGGAGAACGAGATCAAGTTATTGAAGGAATTGGTAACATGATCAAGCTGGTGAGTTTACTAACACTTGCTAATGCCGGCGCAGATGAGTTGAAAGACTGGATGTTGGGGAAAGAAACAAAGTTTGAAGATAACGTGATTGAAAACTTCTTAACCATGGGCGGAGCATCAAAGTTTGTAAGGATGCAGACTACTCGGGAAGGTCTAGGCTCTGGATTGATCGGACAGATTCTGCCTCCTTTCAGGTTTGTAAACTCCATCAGTAAGGATCTTAACCAATTGTACGGAGCTTACATTACGGGAGATACAATAGATTTTGATCATGCCAGAATTGTAGAGTCCATTCCGATTGGTGGGAAGCTTTATTATTGGCACTACGGCAGAGGTGAAGACTATAAGAAGAGTAGCAATGAACAAGAATTTGGTAAGATTAGCAAGGAAGTAGACATCTTCAAGAAGCAGCTTGAAAACTCGGAAGATAAGAGAACTTTTTTGAACTCAAACCTGGATGGCTTCAAGCAAATGAAGTTGCATGAAAATTTTCAAAGTGCTCTTAATCGGAACCAGGCAGTAATTAATAAGTTGAAAAAGATTGACCAGACAACAAATGTTCGGGAAAGGCTTGGACAGTTGCAACAGCAACGAGAGGTGATATTGAAAAGATATTTTGACGTTACAAATACGGTGCAATAAAAATGAATAGCCAGAACTTACAAATTATCGTAGGTTCTGGCTTTTGTTTAACTAATTAGCTTTCTTGAATATAGTCATCTTTAGAAGAAGTATACATAATGCCCATATATGGCTTTGAGTATCTGATCACATAATAAACCAAGAATAGAAATTCCACCTGCAGTGAATGCTAATACACTTGATTCACCATGCAATTTAACTCGTGCAGAAATAAGATGTTCACGTTTTGCCTTAATAGTTCCTTTGTAAATAGCCAATAAACCAAATAACAAAGCTACTGGAATAGTAAAATACTGAATCATAAAAATTCCTCCCAAGGCATCATATTCATTACTCTCTGCATATCTGGATGGGCAGACTTCGCTGTCCGCAGTTTCCTGATATGCACCCACTCAGCTGCATCTGCCGTGACTACGATCTCTGTTTTCAGGGCGTTGGGCAGGACGGCTCGGGCTTGTTGGGGAGAGCAGGTTCTTCCAGTTAAAAGCAGGTTGTAAGAACCTTCCGCATCATCACAGCTACCTGCAAACACAACCTTATCCATTTTATTCCAATCCTCAAATCCATCCGGCTCAATAAACTCCATATCCTTGCCGCCGTAGTTCACATACCTGGTTGATTCCTGAGCAAATGAGCATGGCCTGTGACGTACCAACTCATGACTAACTCCGCGATCACAGATGAATTTTGCTGAGTAGCGATGGAGTTCTTTGGGGATTTCGTCGTGAGGGCAGACTTGCCAATCATTTTTTGCAATATAACCGCCACCAAATAAATCAATATATACACTTGCAAATGGCTCGAACATACGTACATCTTTTTCTATTCCAGGTATGCTGAGAACAGACTGTAGTGCATTATACCATGCTGTAATACTGCCTCCTACATACAGAACTGCTGTATCAGAACCGGCAATATTTAAGTACTTTCCAACCTGAGCAATTATTACTGAAAGATATTGTTTATCTCTAAGTTCAATACGAACCACAAAATTCGAATGCTCAACCATAGCCAGATGCCCCGCCTTAATCAGCTTCTTGACGAACTCTTCAGCACTATCTTCAGTGATCTTGTCTTCTGACTTATAGCAAGTTCTGCCAGCCATCTCAATGAACTTAAGAGCAGCATTATATTCAGTTGGTACTTCTCCAAAATATTCAACGCTTGGTTTGATTATTTTCATAATTTATTTCTCCATTTTCCACAATGTAAACACCATTGTTCTTTTGCCCTGAATCCATCTCTTGTACAGGCCCAATCAATATACTGGTGCCAACAAAAGAACTCTCTAATAATTTCAATTACTGTTGCTACTTTGAGTTCTTCATCATATGGAGCAAGCCATCCATCTTTTTTCATGACATCCTCGTTATGGAAGTTGATTTTATTCTCCATCTTCATGAGCTAAGGCTGCTATCAAATCATTATGCAAATCTTCTCTGCGATCAATTGTACAGGCTTTTGAGTTATTCATTAATTGTCCTTTTATCTCAGCTAAAACTTGTATCTGACTATAGAGTTGCTTAATCTTTTCCTCAATAGCGATTATACTAGCTTCTGTTAGATCTTTGTGAAGAAACTCACGAAGCAATGGAGCATTGATGTGGGATCTATCAAGTGTTTTCAGATGTGCTTTCATTATTAATTCCTTCAACTATTTTAATACAATCTTTAATTGCCTGTATGGTTGCTGCTGCTGTAACTCCGTTAGGAATTATTACATTGGCTGCGTCTCTAGTTGGTTCTGCTTCTCGAGAAAGTAAATAAGTTTGGAGTTTTTGCAGTATTTCATTTTTAAGTTTCTTCATATTTTATTTATCTAACTCTAATGTAGTAATCATTTCATTTATTATTGCATCAATAAGAAGAGATTCTTTATAATAAGCAATGGGAATACCCATAAGATAATCTACATTAATATTATATTTTTTAAATAATTCATCCTTAATATTTTTAGATAAATTATTTCTAAAATCTTTTACTGTTTCATTATGTGCTTTATTAATAACTTCAGTAAGTGTCTCTTGTTTAATTATAGTTTCTATATTAATTTCATCTTCTTTTGTTCTTTTAAAAAGAAAATTAATCATTTTTATTTCCTCATTAATAGATTAAATTTAATATGATAATGTTTACCCTGATTTATTACACCCTCCAGGTGTAGTTAATCACTTCAAGTTTTGCATGGAACTTCTGGTTCAACAGAATTGCCAGTCTTAATCACAGTTTGTTTTGCCATAACAGGAAAAGCTTTGACAATTTTCTTCTCCGTTGTAAGTCCAAGAGTTGCATTCAATCTTTTAATCATTCCAGCCAGCCAGTCTCCATGAGATTTGAACTGTAATAATTCGCATTCATCTAAAGCATTTTGTAGATCTAGTTCAGTTAATTTTTTCATAAGGTGTTTTAACAAACTCTTTTATTGATGGACCAAACCCAAAAAGATTAAAATTGTATTGATCATTTAATTCATTTAACTCTTTTGATGAAATATAATCACAATGATTTAAAACAAGATGCGTTGGTTGATTAATCTTTATTGCTCTATTAACAAGTTCATATTGAAATCCTCCGACTCTCCTAATTCGTTTTGTTACTGTAGTGTATTCTTCTGGTCGATTTAATTCATGCCAAGAAGTTTCTTCTTCTAATGGTCCGGAGTTTCCAGCAACTCTTATAGCTTTTGTTCTGCATACTAAAACAATTGTATCTACTGTTAATGGACTTATCCCAATTTCTGAAAGATATGACGCAGCTGTTGTGTCACGAGATGTTACATATGGATAATGGAGAGAATGATGAAGGGATAATCCAAATCCCTGAGTTCCTTCAATTATTAATCTTTTCGCAGAATACATTATATCTATTGTATCTGCTATGTAAGGTTTAAGTGCTTTAATTTCTCTTGCAAATACAATTCTATTACTTCTTAACAATTTATTTATCAATGCTGCCCCAGTACCAGAACAGGTTGAAGAAATTGATTTAAAATTGTTAAGTTCAAATGTTATATCTGTTCTATCAATACATACAGCTTTTGGATCTATGAATACTTTGCCTGGAATATTTTTAATTTCTTGCAAAACTTTAATTGGATCAATAAAACTTCCAGCAGAAATTATTGAAATAGCTCCAGATAAAGAGGCTCCAGGAAAGTTATTAAAAACTAACCCCTCGACTGTATGTCCAGAGTTTATTCCTCCAGATCGAACAACTACATCTGCATTTTGTGTCTTAGCAAAATACAAGGCTGTTTTACCCTTGCCTTCAGATCCATATTGTCCTCCAACAACAATAGTTGATTTCATTAATTTATCCTAATTAGTTTTCATGATTAACTATCTTAGCAAGTTCTTGTTCTTCTTCACTTAGCTTTGTGTAAAGCATCCCTGCATAGTGTGCAATCTTTAGCAAATCAAGCCTCTGTTGGCCTTCACGAGAGTTCTTGCCATAGCGATTTAGATATTTCTTCATCTGGGTAATGAAGTCAGCTTCGCTAAACTCTGAGCATTGATCGTGACCCTTATCTCCATACTGTGGCACAGTATATTGCTCAATATGATTGAACACTCTTTTACTAAATTTTAACCATTCAGTTGCACGTAATGAAGGACCAGTATCATAATCTTCTTCTGATGGACAAGGATCAATTTGCATAGTTAAACTCCATTATTTTGTTTTGCTATTTTTGACACAATATCTTTCAAGCCTTTTTCAATCTTATAAAGTCTCTCAAGCTCGTCAGCAGCTTGTAATCTTGCTGTACGTAATTCATGTTCATCAATACCGTATGGATTTCGCAAGTAAGATAACATTATATTTTTATCCCTAGTCATATTAATTATCCTCTATGATGTCATCTAAACCAAAAAACTTATGGCCTAAGCAAGAATTTAAAACTACTGTCCATAGTTGTCCATTCCATCTTATATGTGTAAAGCCTCCTTGACTAAACTCTTCTGCTGCTTCTGGTAAAAGGCAAAGAGATTCATTATCAATATCACTACCATCTGTAATAAATATTTTCATATTAACCCTCTAAGTTCGGAGTAACAATTCCTCTATTTACCAACTCAAAAAAGCATCGCTTAGTTGCGCTGATATCTGCATACGCATCATGTGCTCCATCAAATCTTTTACCAAATAAGTGTTCATGCAATTCGGTTAGCTTTGGCCATTTTGCACGGCCAGCCTTGTTTTTCAATCCACACATTTTTACCACAGCCTTATCTTTCATAGTACAATGGTTTGGCAGATCAAGATAGAATGCACTTCTCGCCAGGTCTGACAAGTCATCAAGGTTTCGTTCCATCATCTGGTAAACGTAGTTCCAATCAAAGGCAAAGTTATGACATACAACCAAGTCTGCCTGCCTGAGCATTAAGCCAAATCTTTCAGCAGCTTCAAGTTCTTCAATGCCCTCAGTGTCAGCTCGCTCAATGGTGATGCCATGAACTTCTTGTGCGTAATAATTCATTGATCGTCCATTACTTTTGATGATGACATTCATTTGATCAAATTCTTCTTCTTGACTGGCAAGAATTGCTCCAATCTGTACTGTCCAGGCTTGCTCGGGATCGTTGGCAGAAAGA